TCATAATGATCTGGCTGGCGCGGTCCATGATGCCCAAACCAACAACGGCCCCAGCAGTGACGCTGGAGCCGAAGTCAGCCAGCAGGAAATCATCGGGGATTTCCTGGATCATGGTTAGACCGCGTAACGGGCGCCGCCGACTGCCACGCAGGTGACGGCAGCGGAGAAGCTGCCGGTTTCGTCGGTGAAGGCCAGCCGCACGAACTTGCCCACCTGGTCGCGGGGGATCGACAGCTTCTGCAGGGCGGCAGTGCTGCCCAGGTCGGTGAATGCACCACCCGGCACATCCGTAGCATCGCTGCCATCGGAAGCGTTGCCAGACTGCACTTTCACCTTGATCGCGGTGCTGGAGGCGCTGGCGGCGGCATACAGCAGCAGCAGCAGATCGCCGTCAACGCTGCTCACGTCCACCGCAGTGGTGTTGCCCGCGGCGTCGCGGGTGGCAGGAGCCAGGATGGTGAATGCCTGGAGTTGCTCCAGGGCTCTGAGTTCAATGGCCATTGGTTAATCCTCCGGGGTGGGGTCAGGGGTGGAAGTCTTTGCAGAGCGCCGCAGCTTGGGTGGGCAGGCCGGGGCGGGCTCAGGCTCGGGCTCTGGCGCAATCGACGCCATGCCCAGCGCCAGCAGCTCGTTGGCGACGCCTTGCGGAAGGTCAGCCACCTCACCCATGGAGAGGTGGCGACCGTCTGCTCTGCAGTTCGAGAGAATCTGCAGCCTCATAATCAGGTGCCCAGAGCGAAGGACTGCGGGCGGCGCACTGCTACGTCAAAGTCCTGATGCACGGTCATGATCACCTGGCCGCTGGCCGACTGAGTGTAGGGATCAATCACAAGATCCAATCCAGACCACATCCCCACCACGCAATCGGCGAAGTTGCCGAACAGTACGTCGTTCTGCTGCATCTGGTTAGACACGGTGAACTGGTAGCCGTTCACGGTGCCGGCATCGGTCATGATGTAGTCAGAACCAGCAGCGGATGCCCGCAGGGTCTGCTTCAGTGCGCCGCGCACCACGCTGTTGCCGATGTGGCGCATCGATCCGGCGTCGAGGTTGTCGATCGCCAGTTCGGTTTCCAGGTCCACGTAGTCGCCCCAGTCGCCGCAGTTCAGGGCCGAGCCGCCGCCGAGGCTGGCGGGGAAGTCCTTGGCGGTGCCACCAGCGAAGGTCACCGAGCCGATGCCGGTGGTGTTGATGATGCCTAGCGGCTGGCCGTTGGAGCCGGTGCCGTAGCCGATGGTGTAGTCCATGCCCAAGGCAATGGATTCAGCAATGTCAAGGCGCACCAGGTTCTCAATATCAGGCGAGGACTGAAGCATCATCCTGCGGCTGATCGGCACGCGAGCACCAATCGTCCGGGGGATCATGTTCACCAGCCCGAATGTCAGCTTGCTGTTCGTGACGTCTTGGTTTTCGCCGACGAAGTAATACTGGCTGGAGCTGAGCTTCTTGGGGATCTCAACGTTGCCGTCCAGACCGGAGAGCATGGTCAGGCCGCTGTTCAGGAAGGCTGAACGGTTTCTGATGAGATCGATGAACTGTGCATCCAGTCGATTGGTGCCCACAAGCGCACCACCGTCGCCGAAGGTGCCAACCACCTGGCCAGGGGTTTCAGCGGCGCGGCTGGAGCCAATTGCCTCCCAAGGGATCATCACGCCGTTTGGGGTCGTGGCGTCCTTCATGCGAGAGCGCTGAATTGCCGCAGCGTGGCCCACTTCCAGCTCGAAGGCAGCGGACTCGGCAAGCCGGCGATCCTGCGGGTCAAGCATGTGACGGATGAGCCGCACAACGCTGTAGCGCTTCACCTCACGCTTGCTCAGGCCGATCTCACCAGCGCCAGCGTCATGCACGCGGCCCTCGAATTGGACCTTGCGCATGCCCAGCTGCTGCATCACCACCTCACGGGCGGCATCGATGCTGGCGTCATCGTTGATAAGTTTCTCGGCCAGCTCGGGGAGCTGGAACTGGTCGCACATGCCGCGGATGGAAGCAACACGCTCGCGCTCAGCGCGCCGAGCGTCCTGCTGCACCTCCGCCACGTTGATCTCAGTGGTCATTTGGATTTGATCAGTGGGGTCAGTCCGCTCGGCGGCCTGTGCTGTCAGGCTATGGAGGGCCTTGCTAACGGCAGACTTGACCAACTCGGGGTCAATCGTGACGGTCGGCTCGGCTGGCGCAGGGGGCTCAGGGGTGGGCTCAGCGGCGGGCTCAGTCTCTACCCAAGGGTCATCCATGGCGCGGCCGAGGCCTACGGTTTGGTCGGCGGGGACGCTGACGCTGGAGACTTCCAGCACGTTCCATTCGGTCACGTAGAAGCCGTCGGCGCGTTCGTCGATCTTGTTGATCTCGTACGCGAACGAGACATTGCGCACGATGCCAGCTTCCACATCCTGCCGGCGCTTGTATTCCTCGCTGCCCTTCTCCAGGGTGTTGGGCGACCAGCGAACGGTGGAGTAGAGCCGGCGATCGTCGCCGAGCCAGGCCTTTTCCGCGACGCCCAGCACCACATCCCGGTTGTGGTTCCACAGATAGACGCCGCCGTCGTTCATCCGGCCCAGGTCTACGGATCCTTCCTCGTGCACCAGGATCTCGCGGCCAAACCAGCGGTCGACGGGGGCCTCAGAGCTGAAGCTGAAGGTCAGGGTTTCGTCGGTGCTTTCTTCGACGCGGAGGCCCATCGGGAGCTCTCGCCGCTGAGGGCCTTTGAGTTTCGTGAGATCCAAAGCCGGATAGTCGCTGGCCTCAGGCTACGGATGGCCGGGGCTGAGCTTCCGCATCCTCAGCATCCCCCCCGTCGTCGTCGGGGTCTTCCGTCTCGGGCTCAGGGGTGGGTGGCTCCACCACGGGCTCAGGCGGTTGCTCGACGGTGGGCATCAGGCCCAGTGACTCCTTCAGTTCGTTTTCCATGGCGATCTGAGCCATCACCTGCTCAAACTGCTCGCCGCTGTATTCAGTTATCAGCTCGCTGTGAGATTTGAGTAGCATTGCCTTGGCTTTTTCCATGGCGGAAACATCCTTAACTGGGTCCACCCAGTCCCATGATCTAGCCTGCCAGCGCGGAGCGTTATACCTTTCTGGGCGAGTCCAATAATCGGAGAATGCAGGCGAAGGCAATTCGCCCGCCAGCATCGCAGCGCGTAGCCACTCTTCAAATACGCGCTGGTGAAACACCTCAATGATCGCGCTTTGCACCACCCGCCAGTGGTCGCGATCTTCCAGCACGCTGGTGCGCATGCTGCTGTAGTTCGTGTCGCTGAAGTCCTTGCTAATCGTTGCATACGAACACCCGAACCCAGCCGCAAACCGCCTGGTGAGGTTCTTTACGACTGCATCGTATTGGCCATCATCCGGCCCGAAGTTCGGCGGCACCGGAACCTCGCCGGCCTCAAGGATGTTGTAGGCGCCGGGCTCAGTGTTGAATAGCCGCTGACCGTTCTCCACCGCATCACCGGTCAGCCCGGCATCGGGCGTTTGAATCCACCCCAGCGATGCCGCCTGGACGCGCTTCCGTACTAGGTGAGCCTTTTCGTATTCAGAGAGCCCATGCACCGTCGTAATCACCGACGCCAACCACGGCACCCCACGGTTCTGCCCGATCCGCTCCGGCAGGAACACATGAATCATGTCCGCCGCCGGCACTAGGAGGTGCTTCCGCTCCACGCCGCGGCGGTTTAGGCCGAGCTCCACATCGCCAGGGTGGCGGGTCAGGATGGCGTACCGGGTCGGGCGGCCCCATTGGTTGATCTCGACGCCCAGCCGCCATTCGTGGCCGGCGCGGTCTGAAACACCAGACTTGTCCTCATCGAGCTGGTGCGCCTCGATCAGCTCCAGCGCCAGCGGGGTGCGGCCCTGCCCCATCGGCTGCCGCACGATCCTGATCAGGCATTCGCCCGACTCCGGCAGGCTGCCGGCGATCATCATCTCGAAGCCGTGAAACGACAGCCGGCCCGCCACGTCGCAAGTGTCTGGCCGGCACCAGCGGCGCCATGCTTCCTCCAGCAGCCGGTTGCGGCGCACGTCCTTTTCCGTGCCGTTGGCCTTCATCACCTGCCCCTGCATCTGAATCCCACGCGGGCCCACCACGTTGATCTGCGTGGTCCGCTTGGCCTGGCGGGCGTAGGGGTTGTCCCTGACCAGCTGGTGGCAACGGTCGCGCAGCACCTGCAGGCTGACGCGCAGCTCGGCGTCTGCGGATGTGGTCGGTGCCACCAGGTCATGGAGCAACCGGTTGCGCCGGGCGCCCTCGAACATCCGCTGAGCTTGGTCGCGCATTCGCAGGCCTTCTCTGCCGAACCTCTCCAGCGCTTCAGGGCTCGCAACGCTTAGCCATCGCCCGAATTGCTCGGACGTCATCCGAGCCGGGGCAATTTCAGAGCCAGTGCCAATAAGCGCAATCTCGCCTTTTCCGTATCGCGCAAAAAGCGTTTGCTGCCTCAGCCAGGATCGAACACCCATCAGCTCACCCCCGTGAAGCGCACATAGAGCCGGCGCGGATCGCCGAGGCCCTGCGCGATCATCTCGGCGCGTTTCTCGCGGGCGACTTCAGCCTTGAGGCGGTCGCGCCAAACAATTAAATCGGGCAGATCGACACGCTTTACGCGTCTGCCTCCGGAACCCAAAGAGCCGATCTGATACTCAACCGCGCCACCTACCAAGGCCCGAATGGCTTCCTCGGCGGCAGCTAAATCTTTCTCAGCCTGACTGCGATCGTCGAACGCGCCAGGCGTTCCGCTGAAGGTCAAAGTTTTGCGGGCGGTCAGGCTGCCGCGGCGCAGAGTGTGCGGCACGCCGTCAACCGTGGCCACCACTTGCACGGTCCAGTCGCCCGGCGCCATCGTGGCGGTCGTGGCCGTGCTCAAGGTGATGCGCCAGCCGTCGTCTGTCAGGGTCGCTGGGGCCTCGACGCCAGCGCCGGCCGTGGTGGCACGCAGCCAAACAACGACAGCCGTAGCGTCATCAGGCGCAGGCTCAAGCCAGGTGACCTGATCGCCTTGGTAGATCTGCAGCGGCTGGGTCATTGATCAGTGTCGGCAGCCTGTCTAGATCCTGACTCAAGACTAGGGAGAACAGGAAAAGGCGGGTTGCCCCGCCTTACCTGGCCGCCGGAAGCGGCCCTCGCCTTGCCCCGCCAGTCCCTACCCCGCCATGCCTGGCCTAGCATCGCCTAGCCGCGCCCCAGGGTGCCGCGTCTGCCCTCAAAAGAGAGCAGCAGGGAGCCTCCGCAGAAGCTCCGTGCTGCTGTCTGCAGCCCTTGCCAGGCCCGGCCATGCCTCGCATGGGCTCGCCCCGCCACGACGTACCGCGCTGCGCCTGGCCTTGTCCACCCCTTGTGAGGGTGGCAGGGAGGCCGGAGCCTCCGTGCCACCGTCTGTGGTCCTTGCCAAATCCCGCCGGGCCATGCCTTGCCCCACCCCACCGCACCCTACTGCGCCGTAGCGTGCCGAACCTGGCCCTGACCTGCGTGACCGGGCCATGCTGGGACTTACACCAGAGGATGCCCAGCGCATCAGGCCACCTCCGCCAGCAGTCGATCCAGTTGCTCGGCGACAGGAACCACCTCGGCGTCGAAGCGGCCATGCTTAGGCCGCCAATCGCCAATCCCCACCAGCTTGCCGGCGTCGATGGCGATCTCTTCAACGTCCCGCATGTTGAGCACGTCGGGGTCGTACTGAGCCAGCGCAGTGATACTCCAGTTGCGGAACACGGGGCGGGTGCGCATCACCTTGGCCATGCCCACCTTGACGCCGATCGTGTGGGTGAAGTCACCACTGGCGAACATCTCCGAAAGCGTCTCGTCGGTGATGGTGTCGGGCTTGCCGTCAAACTGCAGAGAGGCGTGCTCAGTGAAAAACAGGCCGCACTTCGCTTGGGGGCCGCGCTTGGACTTTTTAGCGCCGCTGATCATGGCGCTCTCAATCACGTAGTCGGGGATCACCAGATCGCCGTCGATGCGGTACAAGCCAGCCAGCCATTCAAGGCGGGCCATTTCATCGTAATCAGCGTCGGTCTTTTTGCGCTTGCTGCTGACTGCTTTCATCGCCTTCGCGTAGGTATTTCGCGGATCGGCGGTCTGCCCGTTGTGGCACAACAGTGGGCTCACGCCCTGCAATCGAATCTGAACAGAAGGAAGGCTGGACATTTTGTCTCCGTGAAGTTGCTGGAACAGAAAGTGAAGGCGGAGCGATGTGAACCGGATCGACTTGCTTTTTGGGGTCCAGCTTGAATCGTTGGCGCCGAACAGAGTTAGTAATGCCGTCATGGCATTCAGAGCACAGCGTCAGAAGATCTGACATTTGCTCGTTACCAAATGACGGGTACGAAAAGTTCGGTGGGCCAGCGTTCTTGTGATGAACCTGAAGCACAGGCCAGCCCAGCTCAGCCAACTGCGCAGCAGTGATGCCGCACCCTTGGCACTGGTGGCCGTCGATCTCAAGGCGTTGCTGTCTGCGCTGCCGCCACTGGCGAGACAGGTAGTAGCCGCTAGGTGTGTTCAAGCATGATGGATCCAACCTTTCGGCTGGGCGATCGTGGCTGGCCAAAGGCCAGGGGCATGCCGGGGTACCAGCCCGGCTTGCTCCGCCCACCACTTCGGCCGGAGCGCCAGCCGCCGCTAAGCTGCTGACTGTTGAATCATACCACGATCAGAGCATGGCGGAAGGGGTACGGGTCCAAATAGTTCTGCCACCATCGGTGGCGCAGGCGCTCAGGCAGCGGGCAGCCGCAGAAAAGCGCACAGTCAGCTCGCTGGGTGGCTACCTCATCGAATCGGGGCTGCAAGGCTTGCCGCCACTGCCGGAGGCCTGCTGAGCTGATTCAGATCACCTTGAACGACCTTGCCCGGCGCGGCGCGGGCTCTCCCTTAGAGGCTACGGAGGCCGCCAGCTGGGCCGCCAGCTGGTCCCACATGGTTTGACGGTTGTAGCGGCGGCTTACTAGCTGGAGGGCGGCGTAGGCGTACCGGGTGCAGTCACCCGCCTCATCCCGCATTCCGGTCGGGCAGTCCCAGTGGTATTCCCGGCCGCGGCTGCCCTTCTTCGGCATGCGCTTCCACGGGAACAGCTCCGCCA